ACTAATGTTGTTCCTCCAACAGGAACATCAAATAATAATCAAGTTGCCATTAGCTATACTTCATTTAGTGGCAATACTCCAGGCTATCTAACAGCAACAATACAATCAAGTGTTATCACTAACAGTATGGTTAATGCTAGTGCAGGAATTGTCCAAAGCAAACTATTAATGCAGGCCGCTAGCACTTTATCAAGTGCTCCTGGTACATTTACACAAAGTAGTTTAGGATTGTCTGCATTCAATAGTAATGTATTCAGTACTAGCCAAGGATGGGTTGATTTAATTGATAGTACTAGTGGAACAACTGGTATAAAATTAAGTAAACTTGTACAGATTTCTACAGGATATGTATTAGGTAATTTTGGATCAGGCGGTGCAAGTCCAGGATTAGTAACTGCTGGAACTGTAGTTACACAAGGCGATGGTATCAAAAATGCATTATTTAATACTACTAATGGTACAATAACAGGTAATGCTAATTCAGCGTTAATGATGGTGCTATACGATGGTAGTAATACTAGCAATAATACGTATACCGTAATTGGAACTACTACTAGCGGTGCAAGTAATAAAATTGTTAAAACTGATAGCAATGGCGGTATAACTGCAAATTACTTAGCTATCGATAGTTTTAAAACTATTGATTCTAATAATAGTAACTTGTTCACATATTATACACCAGGCCAAGTTGCAGTAATGACATTAGCTGACAGCGTAGGAGGTGGTACTACTACTACAATTAGCGGTATATTAGATGCAACAGGCACAGTATTAACTAATCAAATTAGTACTAGTACTACAGACATTGTAACACCTGGTACGTTAGCTGGTGCATGGACCATGAACGGGTCATTTGATTTTAGTTCAGGAACATTAAAAACTAATAATGTTACTACAAGCGGAACTAGTACAACTACAACACCAGGTACACTAACAGGTGCATGGGCACTAAATGGTACACTAACAGGTGCATGGCAAGCGGCGGCTGGTGCAACTATTGACCTTGCTACTAATAACGGTTCAGGATCAAATGCAATTAACTTAAAAGTTATAAACATTACAACAGGTGCATATAATACCCAAGGTACTATTACTGGTACTTGGAATGTAGGAACTAATAGTCAACTTGCCGCAACATATGCTGACTTAGCAGAATATTATGAAGGTGATCAAGAATACGAACCAGGAACCGTATTAGTGTTTGGCGGTGATAAAGAAGTTACAACAACTACTCAAATCAATGACACTCGTAGTGCCGGTGTAGTAACAACTAATCCGGCCTATGTTATGAATAGTGAGCAAACTGGTATTAAAGTTTGTATAGCACTAGCAGGTCGTGTACCAGTTAAAGTAGTTGGTCGTGTGAAAAAAGGTGATATGTTAACAACAAGTGCAACGCCTGGATATGCTGTCAAGGCATTGAATCCAACTTTAGGTGCTGTAATTGGTAAGGCATTAGAAGACAAAGACTACGGCGAAGCCGGAGTTATCCAAGTAGCTGTAGGGAGAGTATAATGACACAACAAATTGTAAACATTGGCGCGGGGCCAAATGATAAAGCAGGCGATCCGTTACGTATTGCATTTAATAAGATTAATAATAATTTTATAGAATTGTATAGCGGACTTCCTGCTCTTAGCATAAGTTCTACACCTCCAGCTAATCCTGCTGTAGGACAACAATGGTGGGACAGCCAAGATGGTAACAGTTATATCTATTATAATGGCAATTGGGTTCCAAGTACTAGTACTGTATCACTTCAAAGTTCTAATTATCGTACTGCTGTAGGAAATACAATTAATGTAAATTTTGCTAGCGATGGTATTATAGCATCTGCACTATCTGGTAATGTTGTTGTTACTTTTGTTAATTATACCCCAGGTGTTAAAGTTAGTTTAATATTAACTACTGCATCAACAAGCAATACAGTAACAACCGGTTTAACAGCTGGTCAATCTACAACTGGCAGTACAACTGTATCTGCCAGCGTTGTTCCAAGTACAATTATATTAGAATATACATGTACTACTACTAATATTAGCGGCGTATACGTTAAAATAAACTAACGATAAATACACTAAAGATTAATAATTATGACACAGCAAACTATCAATTTAGGAACTTACGCAAATGACGGCACAGGGGACGATTTGCGTACAGCGTTTACTAAGGTAAATGCTAATTTTGTTGACTTGTATACACAAATTTCACATATCAATGGTCAAAATATTGGTACTGGTCAAGGTATTTTTAACAATGATATAGCCGGTGTCTTACAGTTTAAATCATTTGCCGGAGATGGAAGTATATCTATCACTGCTAGTAGTAATACGATAACATTAGGAGTAGGTGCAAATCTACAACAAAATTTAAACACAAACGGGCATAATATTACCGGGTCAGGCGATATACAAACTACAATTTACGGTATCGATGTTAGAAGTATCCAAACTCAACTTCAAACTATCTTAAGTGGAAGTCTAGGAGACCAAGGATCCATCGATAGCCCAAATACTCAAAATTTCGATTTAGGACCTTTATAAGGTAGGAGAACATAATGGCATTACAGATAAGAAGAGGAACAGATGCACGACGTACAAGTATGCCGTTGGCTCTAGCACAAGGTGAATTAGTATATACTACAGATACTAAAAGAGTTTTCGTCGGAGATGGAACTACAATAGGAGGTACTCCAGTTTCTCCTGTTATTTCAGTCAATGGTCAAACAAATGCAGTAGTATTAACAACCGATAGTATTTCTGAAGGAACTACTAATTTGTTTTATACTGTTAACCGTGTAAAAGATACAGTAGGAAGTTTACTTACTACAGGAACACATACAGGACTAACAGTAAGTTATAATAATACAACTCATGCATTAAGTATTACCAACACAAATGTTATTAATACAGGTACCGCAAATAGTTTAGCATATTGGGCAAGTAACGGTACAGTATTAAGTCCAAGTGCTAGTTTAACATGGAATGAAAGTTCAAATATATTACAAAATGTTAATGGCACTATTATAGCAACATCTAATCTAAGTAGTGTTGCTAATATTATTCAAGAAACATACAATAATGTTGCTACTGGCGGAAACAGTTTTACATTTAAACGAGCACGTGGAACTAATGTTACGCCAACCGCAAGCGTGGCAGGCGATACAATACACAAATTGATTTGGGCAGGATACGATGGTACTAATTTTGTACCTTCGATAACTATTCAAGGTTCGATTAGTACTGCTTCTCCTGTATCGACTGGAATTGTTAATGGTTATCTTACATTTTATTTGGCAGATGGTACCGGAACACTCGGTGCTAGATTTGGCATTAGCGGAACTGGTGTTTCAACATTTGGTCCTAATTTAACAACTGATACAGGATCAGGTTCAATTTTAGTAAGACAAACAGTAAGCGGAACTAATACTTTATTATCTATAAGAAACTATTTTAGCGATGCTGTTGGTCCTACTATGAGCTTTAAAAAATATAGAGGTTCATATGCTACTTCATTAGCTGTACAACAAAATGATGTATTAGCACAACTCGATAGTTACGGACACGACGGAAGTGCTTCTCAACTTTCTGGTCAGATTAAGATGCTGACAGATGGAACAGTAAGTAGTGGTAAAGTTCCCGGAGCAATTGTTTTTTCAACCGCAACTAGTAATGGAGTATTAACACAGGCTCTAAAAATTGATCATACACAAAATGCAACATTTGCCGGAACTGTTACATCTGGTACACGTATTAGTGCAGTTACTCCTGGTAACTATACCGTTGATGCTAGTTCTGTATCTAATCAAGTAACATTAAGTATCGGCGGTACTGTGGCCTTTGCAAACTTTTCAGGAAGTATATTAGTTAACTGTTATAATTCAGGAACTGTAACACAATATCTATGTGGTGGTGGTACTACACCTGTTGCAGTAGGTTCTTCAAAAGGATCTGCTACAGGTACTATGGCATCTACTTCAGGAATTAGTGGGTATACATTCACTGCTACAGAAGCAGGAGTTCATAGTTTTTATGTAATCAGAACACGAACTGGTGCTTAAGGAATAACAATGGCATTAAATATCTGGACTCAACCTTCCGGTATAAGTCTAGGGACTTTTCCACAAGAAGATGCTGTTAGTATAGCATTACCTGTTTCTGGAGATAATGGTGTAACATATAGTGTTATCTCAGGTGCGTTGCCTGGTGGAATTTATATTTCAGGTAATCATTTAATTGGTAATCCTTATATTGTAGCGAATAATACTACATATAAATTTTGTATACGTGCTACAAATGGTAGTAGTATTTCAGATAGAACATTTTTTATTACAATAACTGGTCACAATGTGCCAATGTTTATTACTGCTCAAGGCGGATTGCCGATTGGGCCAGCTATGCAGTTATACACATTGGATAGCACATATGTTAACTATCAAATTGAAACATTAGATTTAAATGTTGCTGTTGGACAAAAATTAACATATTTTATTGCATCCGGTGACGGTGCATTACCGAATGGGTTAACTTTAAGTGCATCTGGATCGATTTCAGGATATATCGAACCATTTTTAAAATTAACACCTGCAGATGGCAATGGAACATATGACAATTCATATTTTGATGTAGTCGCATATGATTTTGCCAATAGACCAAGTGACGGTTTTGATAGTTATCAATACGATGATGTATTTTACGATTATAATTTAGCAAATGCTCCTCCTACTACACTTAATGCAAATTATCAATTTAGAGTTACAGTTACCGATGGTGTAAATTATGCTCAACGATTATTTAAAATATTTGTAGTAGGTACTGACCAATTCCGTGCCGATAGTACCAGTTTCAACGGAGTTGCTGACGATTTTACCAGTGATGCAACTTACTTAAGAACTCCAGTTTGGATTAATAATAGTAACTTAGGAACTTTTAGATCTAATAATTATCTTACTATACCATTAGCACTATATGATAATTTAGATGTATTATTCAGGGTAGAACCAACTAATGAAGAAGTATATGCTACAACTTATCAAGTAACTAATACAGATAATGTTAATGGAGGATTTTATCTAACCATTACTAATGTTAAAGGAACCCCATTAGCCGGTCAATTTTTAACATTTGATAATTATTTAGATGGAGCAACTGGCAGAATATATGAAATTCAATCAGTCACTCCGTTATTAAACAATAATATACGTTTACATTTATATTCAGCTCTTGAGATAGCAATACCAAACGGTATACCATTTTATATAGGGTCATTAAGCAAATTACCCCCAGGCGTTAACTTTGATATAGAATCCGGAGATTTATACGGTCAATTACCATATCAACCAGCTATAACTGAAACATACACATTTACACTTACTGGGACACGATTAGGCGATAATATATTTGAAACTCTAAGTGCTAGTAAAACATTTACAATTACAATTATTGGAAATATTGATAGTGTTATTACTTGGAATACTCCAAGTAATCTTGGAACTATTCCTGCAAATTACATTTGTACACTTGCATTAAGCGCATCGACTACAGTTCCAAATGCACAAATTCTATATCAATTAGAATCATTTGAAACTACAGGTGCAAGCGGAAATGGAGCAATAGCTACCATATATTTTTCAAATCAAGAAATTTCTCCGTTTAAAGCAGGACAACTAGTTCTAGTTTCTGACATGATTCCAGTTGGTTACAACGGATTGCAAAGAGTAATTTCAGCAACATCTAATAGTGTAAGTTTTTATAATATCACTCAAGGCGATCAAGTATTGCCAGGTACTGTTAGTTTAGATAATTTACCACCTGGATTAACATTGAATTTAGATGGTGAAATAACAGGTACTGTAAATCAATATTATAACTCATCTACTGGTGCATTAGGGTTAACTGCGGTTGATAATGGTAGTTTAACTTTTGATAAAAATACTACAAGTGTAGATAGAGTTTTTACATTTGCAGTCACTGCCAGAGATCAATACAACTATAGTTCTGTTACACAAGATTTTACAATTTCAATAAGTACACCTAACACAGTAGCATACAGTAATATAGTAACTCGACCTTATTTAAAATCAGATCAACGATCATTATGGAGTACATTCATTAATGATCCAAGTATTTTTACACCAGCTAGTGTGTACAGACCTAATGATAAAAATTTTGGTATACAGACCAATTTAACTATGTTAGTTTATGCAGGTATACAGACCGAATCAGCTGCCGCTTATGTAGGTGCAATGGGGTTAAATCATAAACTTAAACGTTTCCGTTTTGGAAGTGTTAAAAAAGCTGTAGCAATAGATCCGAATTTAAATCAAAGTGTATACGAAGTAATATATGTTCAAATGATAGACCCATTGGAAAATAATGGAGAACATTTACCAGAAAAAGTTGTATTAAATAACGGATCTGAATCCGATATTATTACAGTTGATAATAGTATTAATTTCTTTAACGCTCCTGCATCCGGTACAAATATCCCAGATACTGGAAGAACTAATAGAGATATACCAATGATAACTGTAGATAGCACAGGCTATGAAATTAGTAACCCAAATCCAGATACGTATTTCCCAAATAGTATTACAAATTGGCAAACAAGATTAAGTGGCGTGGGATTAACAGAACGTAATTATTTACCGTTGTGGATGCGTAGTATTCCTTCTGGTCAAAAACAACAATTAGGTTATACTTTAAGTGTTCCATTATGCTTTTGCAAACCAGGAACTGCTGATAAAATTATAACAAACATTCAATTTAGCGGATTTGATTTTAAATCTATCGATTACACCGTTGATCGATATATAATAGATTCCGTAACCGGTGAAACAGGCGATAAATACCTAGTATTTAAAAACGATAGGATAACAGTATGAGTAACATAAATGCTAATGCAATCAACACAACT